AGTTTCCTTGCATATTCCACCGGATCTACAGTTTGTAGCGCAAAAGATCCTCAAATCTACACTGTCAACAACTACGGTAGTCTACGGTACTAATATTGCTGGTACGGCTGCTGATAAAGACAGTGTAACAAATACCAACGACATCAACGCCGTTAGAAGTATGGGTGTGATTCCGAAAGGTGACTTTGTTAACCATAGGTTCACAGATACTGATGCATGGTTCGTGAAAACGGATGTGCCTAACGGAACAAAGATGTTCATTCGCGCACCTCTTGGTACGAAGATGGAACCAGATTTCGATACTGGTAACCTTCGCTTCAAGGCTCGTGAACGTTACAGCTTTGGTTGGTCTGATTGGAGAGGCTTCTACGGAAATTCCGGAGCCGCTTAAAATCTATAATTTAGTCTAACTTTAAAGAGGGATGCTTGTTAAAACGGCATCCCTCTTTTATTATAGAGTATAAGTAATTCACATAAGGGATTAACGAAATGAGTACAGCTATTAATGCAGTCTTCGTATCTGCTACAGCTACTGCTACAGACTATCCTACACGTATTAGAGGGGTAAGCTGGGGAACAGCAGCAGCAAAAGGAGATATGGTGGTGCGTAATGGGACAGCAAGTGGAACTATTATTTATCAACAGACTTTAGGTGTTAGCAGTAGTTCAGATGTTTATGTACCCGATTTAGGAATAAGAGTAAAAGATAAACTACATGTAACTCTTCCAAGCGGTGCTTTTGCTACATTCTTGTTAGGATAAAGTACATGTTTAACTTTTCACATCCTAAAGATGTACATTTAAAATACATGTCCCACTTAAAGTTTGCGTGGTTTGAAAGCATACGTTCATTTGGAATATGTATTGTTATGCTTATACACGGTGTCTTTCCTTTTATTATGGATAAGACTTTTTCAAATTACATTGATAAAGCATCTCATCGTATTAAAACAGTAGGATCTTAAATAATGGTGGGTAGTACATGTATCCACTGTGAACATACTTGTCACTGTGATATGATGTGTTCTGTTGCTTCTGAAGATAGCGAAGGGCAGTCTGTTATGTGTAAATGTGATGATTGTAACTGTCGTCCTGATTGGGGTGACACAACTACAGATATGGAATAAGAATGGCAGTTTCTACAAGTCAAACTTTTAATCTGGACATTGACGAGATCATAGCAGAAGCTTACGAGCATCTAGGCGGTCCTCCTTTTGTAGGTAATGACGGTATAACTGCACGAAGATCTCTTAATCTTTTATTAAGTGATTGGCAGAATCGGGGTATTCTTCTTTGGACTACGGGGTTTACTAACCAAACTCTTACTTCAGGAACAGAACAGTACGAATTAGCAGATAGCGTTATGGCTGTAACAGAAGCTGTAAGCCGTAGAGATAATGCTGATATTTCAATGACACGAATTAGTGCGGAAGAGTATCTTCAAATTCCTGATAAGACCGTAACAGGGAGAGCTATTCAATTTGCTACTATAAAGGGAAGAGATAATATAACTCTCTTAGTATGGCCTACTCCTGAAAATAGTACTGATATTATCCGAATGCATACAGTACGACGGTTCTTTGATTTTAATCAGTCTATAGATGATGCTGATGTTCCGTACAGATTTCTTCCTGCTTTATCTATGGGACTTGCTTACTATGTAGGATTTAAACGAATGGGTATTTCAGCAGAACGGATGCTTGCTTTAAAGACAGAATACGAAGCTCTTCTTAATAATGCTATGGCAGAAGATAAAGAACGGGCTGCTCTTCTTGTCAAGCCTTCCCTAAGATTCACATAAGGGTGTAATATAGTATGGTACGAGCATGGTTTATAAGTGATAAAAGTGGATTCAGATTTCCGTATGAACAACGGATAAAAGAGTCAACTGGGTTTGTTGTTGGACCGGGTGAAAGCGATGGAAATTATAATCTTAAAAATCATCCGCAAAACAAGTCTCCCCGTATTCGCGCACGAGCTATACTTAAAGATGCTAGACCTGAAGCAGCTTTACCGTATGTAAGCAGTACGTGGACTCCAGCCGATTCGACGGCAATACCAAACTTCTTTGCTCAATTTGTATCAGGAACGACATAAAAGGAACTATAATCAATGGCAATTACAACAGGCGTAAACAATATCTTCAAACAGGCAGTGATGTTAGGAGAACACGATCTCAACACAAATACTATTAAAGTTGCGTTGGTTTCGTCTTCTCAGAATGTTTCAGCAGGTCATCCGTCAGTATATGCAAGCATTAGCGGAGAACTTGCAAGTGGTAACGGATACACAACAGGTGGAGAAACACTTGCTAGTGTAACCGTGACACAAGTAAGTTCTTCAGGAGTTGTAGATTTTGCGGATGTAAGCTGGTCAGATGCAACCTTTGCTGCCAACGGATGTATTATATATAACGACAGTCATTCAAGTAAAAGCGTTATTGCGGTATATGACTTTGGTGGTGAAAAATCGGCAACAAACGGTGAGTTTAAACTGGTTGTACCTTCTGCGACGAGTGCTAGTGCTGTTATCCGATTAAATTAAAAAGAAAGGCAGTCTTATACTATGGCTTTCGTAATTAAAGATCGGGTAAAAGAAACAACAACTACTACTGGAACTGGAACTGTTACACTTTTGGGAGCCGTTTCAGGTTTTGAAGCTTTCAGTGCTATTGGAAATACCAATACTACTTATTATGCCATTGTCCACCAATCTGCTGATGAGTGGGAAGTAGGAATTGGAACGTACACTGCAAGTGGAACAACTCTAGCCAGAACAACTGTTCTTTCTTCCACAAACAGTGATGCCGCTGTAGTATTTTCTGCCGGAACAAAGGATGTCTTTGTTACTTATCCGGCTGACAAAGCTGTTTACGTTAGTGCAAGTCCTGCCTTTATAGATGTCAGTGTAGGAGGTACGCTTACGGGTGTCTCTGCTGCTTTTACCGACCACGTATCAGTTGGTTCTTTAGCAGTTGTTGGTGCAACTAGTATAAGCGGTGCGTTATCCGGTGTATCTGCTACTTTCTCTAATCACGTATCTGCTAATACTTTAGCAGTTGTAGGAGCAACCAGCATAGGCGGTGCGCTGTCCGGCGTATCTGCTACTTTCTCTAATCATGTGTCAGCTAACACTCTTGGTATTGTTGGGATTACCAGTATTGGTGGTAGTCTTGTTGGAACTTCTGCTACTTTTTCTAATCATGTATCTGCTAACACTCTTGGTGTTGTTGGGATAACAAGTATCGGAGGTGGTCTTGTTGGAGTTTCTGCTGCCTTCTCTAATCATGTTTCAGCTAATACTCTTGCTGTTGTAGGAATAACAAGCATCGGTGGTGGTCTTGTTGGGGTTTCAGGTACTTTCTCTAATCATGTTTCAGCTAACACTCTTGCTGTTGTAGGAATAACAAGTATCGGAGGAAGTCTCGTTGGAACTTCTGCAACATTTGGGGATCACGTTTCTGTTTCAAGTTTAGGTGTAACAGGAAATATAGGAGTTGGAGTTGCTGCTCCGCTTGCACAAGTACATATAGCACAAAACGCTATTGCTGACATCGTTAGTTTAACGGATGAAGCAAATGTATCTATAAGTTTCCAAAAAGGTCAGAACTTTTCTTTGACGTTAGCAGGAAACCGCGCACTTTCAAATCCTACCTCATGTGTTCCCGGTCAAGTTGGAAGTATATTTATGGTTCAGGATGTAACAGGAAGCAGAACACTTAGTTACGGTACTAACTGGGAATTTCCGGCAGCATCTGCTCCTACTCTTTCTACAAGCGCAGCAGCGGTTGACAGATTAGATTATATTGTAAGAACATCTACAGCAGTACAAGCAATTCTTTCAAAGGAATACAGTTAGACTATGTTTAATAACGCTATACTTATGGCAAGTGCAGCCGCGGCGGCAGGAGGAGGTGGGTTTGTTGTCGATAATAGTGTTCTTTTTAATGATGACGATAGTCCACGATTGTATCGAACACCAACCACTGCTGGAAACCGACTAGAAGGTTCTATCTCGCTCTGGTACAAACGCTGTAATACGGGTTCTATTATGCAGCTTTTCAATGCTGGTGCTGGTGATGACATTACGTTCAATGCAAGTGACAAACTGACATTCACTGATTCAAGTGGTGTTAGTTATATTACGACTCAGGTTTTCCGTGATACAACAGCATGGGGGCATCTCTTATTTGCATGGGATACAACTCTAGCTACGGCTGGTGACAGACTTAGAATTTACCATAATGGCGTTGAGATCACTGCGTTTGATACCGAAACAGATCCTTCCCAATATGACGAATTTGAAATCAGTAATACGGTTCGCCAGA